TATCAGAGTAGGACTACAGCGTATGTCTTTCAGCACAGACAACGGGACTACCCATGCCCAGCGGCATACCCTAAGCAGATAGCGGAAGGGATTCAGGCCGCTGGTCTTAACGATGACGTCATGTTGGTCAGAAAGAAGGGGAAGTTCACAGTACATAGCCTTCGGGATTCTTTCGCCTCGTTGCTGCTGCAATCGGGTGATCATACCCTTGCGGAAATACAGGAACTATTAGGTCACTCGTCTCCCGTTATGACCCAGAAGTACGCTCATCATATCCCTAATGTTGTGGCACAACGGGCGGCACAAACTATTGATGGCAGTCTAACTGGCACGTTTGGATAGAAATGTATTTATATCAAGGGCTTGCTCCCGGCACGTTTACGACACAGTCGTCACCACGCTCACATGTAGAGCGTGACGCAATGATCAAACGCAACGTGGAATTCGAGGTAGGTGGCGTGACTAGGGGTGTCGAGCGCTATCGAAACGAGATCAACAAGGACGTGTCAAAGTTCGCAGACACCGGACGTAGTGCCTTCGCGGATTCAGATGTTGGTTCGAAGCTTGTTGATCAGTGCATGAAGCCGCTGGTCGCTGGCTTTCAGGAGATACAAGAGGAAGCCAGCATGGGTTTCACCACCAAGGGACATTCCGCTGTGTGGTGGACACCTATCCTCTGTCTCAGCGCAGAGAAACTAGCGGCAGTCACCTTGCGTACAGTTCTCGCGGGGCTCCAGCCTTCAGTGGCACACGCTAGGCTGTGGACTGCATGTGCGCTGAAGATAGGTGCCAACGTCAAACAAGAGCGGGAGTTCGATCTATGGAAGGACCGCCAGTATCAGAAGGCGCGTGAAGAGGGGACCATTAATCTCTACAAGATGATGGTGCGCCGGGTCAAAAAGATAGACACCAAAGCAGCACGGCGCTTCATGCGGATGGAAGCTGACCTCGACCGCCTCGATTGGACTAAGGAAGTGCGCCTACATGTTGGCATGAAGTGCCTCGACACACTGGTTCGACATGGTAATGGCTGGTTCGAGATGCGCCTGACTGGCAAGGGCTACGGTCGCACACGTCAAGTTCAGAAAACAATTCAACTCACCGACGTGGTCAGAAAAGCAATCGAAGAGGACCATCTGAGATGCGAACTCAACAGGCCATTCCTGTTGCCCATGCTGTGCGAACCAGCCGCGTGGGTGTGGCGTGAGCAAAGATCGAAGTGGTCAACGGAATCCCTACGCGAAGGCGTTGAGAGACCCGCATCTACACCAAAGGTTGGTACCTTCGGGGAAAAACTACAGGAGAAACTTGAAGCACAGGAGAGACGAGATGGATGACTGGGACACTTCACTACCAAAAGGCATCGAGACCACGGGTTCGATAGGACGCTGGGCCGTGAGAACTTTTGGTGTACCGACGCCAGCAACGGCGGAACAACGTGCGCGTGAGGAGATGGATGAACTTCAAGCAGCTATAGCGAACTGGAAATCGAAACCCCACATTGCTTCTGAAGCAGCGGACGTGGTCATAGTCCTGTGTCACCTAGCATACACCATGGACATAGATCTTTGGGACGCAGTGCAGGACAAGATGATCATCAATCGCCAGCGCAAGTGGAAGTCAAGAGGCAACGGCACAGCACAACATGAGGATAACAAGTGATGGCAGCAAACAGCGGTATCAGATGGATAGACATAAGCTTCGATAAGGCGGTGGAAATCCTGTACTGGGTGGCTAACTTTTCCGGCGTCAGTTACGAGGAGATAAACGTCTTGATCTTCGGCCTGTTCGCAATCGCGTGGCCCCTCACTACGTTCATCGCTTTGTATCAAGCGTACTCACTGTGGCGCATACGGCAATGAGCTATGTAGGTGGCTACTACATGATCAAAGAGCCCTTTCTGAAAGAAGGGCTTCAGGAACACACCGCTGCGCTGCGACGACCAGTCAGCGATGAGATCCTCTATGTGTGTGACGTGCTGGGCAAGACACCCCTCACCATAAGCACCTTCGTTCTTGAGGTGGTCGAGGAACTAATCGCAAGGAATGAAACTCTTGGTGGTCTACCTCCTTCAGATCTCCTTCCCCTTCCACCTTCAGTGCCTGATGCTGTCTGGGCTGATCTGACTAAAGTAGAGCGGATGCAGATCAAGGCAGATCGAGAGGGTGTACACTCACGCAATGCCAAGTTCACGGGTCAGCGTGAAGCCCTCTTCCGTAAGGCCGGGATGGCCAAAGAACTGAAGGATGAAACATTCTGGATACCACATTGCCCTGACTTCAGAGGTCGGCTGTACCCTCAGTCTCAAGATCTAAACTTTACGAACGATGATCTATCTAGAGGGTTGCTCCAGTTTGCAGAGGCGAAGCCGCTGACAGAGCGAGGCAGCTACTGGCTAGCTATACGGCTAGCTAATAACTTCGGCATGGATAAGCTCTCGTTTGGCGACAGGGTACAGTGGGTTATCGACAATGATCTTCTGATTATAGACAGCGGTGTCGATCCACTGGATGGCAAGAGGTTCTGGTGTGACGCCGATGAACCCTTCCAGTTTCTGGCTGCATGTCACGAGTACTACAGGTGGGCAACCTTGGGTAACGACATGTTGTCACAGATCGTGATCAACGTGGACGCCACAGCCAGCGGATTGCAACACCTCGCAGCGTGGTCACGAGATCCAGTGGCAGCGAAGGTTGTCAACATGACCAGCGAGGAGACACGCTATGATATCTACGGGATACAAGCCGACGCTCTCAACAAGGTGATCGCCCGTGATCTAGAGACTTCGGAAGAAGCACGTAACTGCCACGGGCATATCACTAGACGACACGTCAAGCGTGGCATAATGACTGTTCCGTATAGCGTTACGAGACAGGGGTTGCGCGACCAGTTTTTAAAGGATGGACACGTTGACGATCTGCCGGGGTCACGCATCAAGAACGCTGACTATCTGCGAGACGCACTCCTTGATTCACTGGGCGAAACCATTGCTAAACCAGTAGAAATCATGGGATACTTCAAGGGTGTTGCTGAGGCTTTGGCCAACGCCAACGTCCCGATGCAGTACCAGACGCCAATGGGCATGACTGTCAGGCAAGCATACTGGAAGCTCAACAAGAAGGAAGTCAAAACATTGTTCGGCAAGGCGGTCTTATGGTACAGCGAGAAGCACATGGGGCTGAACAAGCGCAAGCAAGTGCTGGCGGCTAGCCCGAATGTAATTCATGCCTATGACGCTGCCCACCTTCAAGCAACAGTGCTTGTAGGTGCATCATTGTCACCACCAATCACATCTTGGGCTTGCATACATGACTCGATTGGTGTCCATGCCAGCGAGGTGGATCGATTGAATAAGGTCATTCGATCTGAGTTCATCACTATATATAACCGCCCAGTACTGGAGTCATTCCATGAGAACCAGATGAGACACAAAGTTAAACTACCAGATCCCCCTGAGCTTGGTGCATTCAGGTTGGAAGACGTAGAGTTCGCGCCGTATTTTTTTAGCTGATGGGTACAGCGGTTTACATACCTATCACTCCCCGTAATGTAGAGTTTTTCAAATAGAAACACATGGAGCTTTCTCAATGAGTGCGAAACAGAAACCACAGCGTGTCGTAAGTCCTCGTGGCATTGCCGCATACAGTTGGTTATTGAAACCAGACACGGCCTTCGAGCAGAACAAGTACAAGGTCACAGTTCTGCTGGACAAAACAATCGAAACTAACCAGCAGTTTGCCGCTGAAGTTGAGGCAGTTTACGAGGCCAACTCCAATGGCTTGGCAACTTCTCCAATCAAAGATGGTGACTTGGCAGGGAAAGACGGATGGGAAGGCCACTACGTCTTCACCGCGAAGTCAGACTACAAGCCGACGCTTGTAGATTCAGAGCGTAACATCCTCGAAGACGGTGGTCCTACCCCAATGTCCGGTGACGTTGTGTCAGTGGCTATGCAGCTTGCACCGTACGATGCAGCGGGAAAAAAAGGATTAAGCCTACGGCTCACAGCCGTTCAGTTGCTGGAAAAACGCAACACGGGTGGCGGTGCTGAGAATATTTTCGAGAAGGTCGAAGGTGGTTTCGTTATGCCACCAAAGATGACCGAAGATGCCGCGCAGTTCGAAGACTACTGAGCATGAGCTTGTCATCCTACTACCTCCGGTCCCTGCTTCTCGACCAAGAGTCGGGAGGTGGGGAGTCTTCTATTCCAAGGGATACGCAAGGTGGAAAGCAGAGGCTGACGGGCTTCTCCAAGATGTCACCGGGGACTTCACCGAGGCTGCACTTTCAGTTGAGGTCGAACAGGTCTGTCAGAAGCCGAAAACTAGCAAACGTTTCTACCCTAGAGGCGATGTTGACAACCACGCCAAAGGACCGCTCGACGCCATCACAAGGACCGGACGCATCTGGAAAGACGACGACCAAATAGTTGAACTCACAGTTACCAAAAGATTTGCAAAGGAAAACGAACAGCCATGCAGCAAGATCAAATGGAGAGCGCATTCTTAGAGCATCAAGCGTGTCCGTGTGGTGTAAGCAGCGATGCTCTCGCAGTTTACGACGACGGCCACAGCCACTGCTTTAGTTGTGGCAAGACCTTTCAGAAGGACGGGGCAAACAGCAGCCCGGTGAAGACAAACCCGTTGCTTATCGCTGACGGTGAGATCCGTTCGCTTCGAAAGAGAGGCATCAGCGAGGCTACGTGTCGAAAGTACGGGTATGCTCAATCGATATATTCCGGTCAGTCAGTACAGGTAGCTCCTTACTATAGCAATGGCGGCAAGATGATTGCGCAGAAGGTTAGATTCCCGCCCAAGGATGACGATGCGAAACCCATGATTTCTTTGGGCGACCTACGATCAGCGATGTTGTTTGGGCAACAGCTATTCAAGGATGATGGCAAGCGTATCGTAGTTACCGAAGGAGAGATCGACGCTCTCTCAGTTTACGAAGCGATGCCGGGGTGGCCAGCAGTTAGTATTAAGACGGGTGCCAATGGTGCAGTGAACAGCGTCAAGCAGAACATTCAGTTTCTTGAAGGATACAAGCGGGTGATCTTCATGTTCGACATGGATACACCCGGTCAGGAAGCAGCTAAAAAATGTGCTGATCTCCTGACTCCCGGCAAGGCCGCGATTGCAAACCTCCCTCTCAAAGATGCTAACGAGATGGTGCAAGCAGGGCGTATCAAGGAAATCGCCAAGGCAATCTTCGAGGCAAAGGACAGCCGACCAGACGGCATCGTCAATGGCCGGGATGTCTGGCACGAAGCTACTAAGCCCATCGAAATGGGGACACCGTATCCCTTTGTTGGTCTCAACGATAAGAGCTACGGTCTCAGGCGCGAGGAGTTAGTCACGATCTGCGCGGGCAGTGGCACAGGCAAGTCTCAGTTTGTGAGCGAGATAGCCTATGATCTGGCGGTTAACAAGAAACAAAACGTTGGCTACATAGCTCTGGAGGAATCGGTTGGTCGAACCGCGAGGCGGTTCATGGGTATTAATCTCAGTCTTCCAATTCATCTGCCCACACAAGAGGTAGAGGCAGACAAGCTTCGTGAAGCTTTTGAGGCCACCTTGGGTACAGGCAGGTTGTGGCTATATGATCACTGGGGTTCCCTCGATAGCGAAAACTTGCTGTCCAAGATGCGCTATCTGGTGAAGGCGTGTGATTGCCAGTGGCTGATCCTCGATCATCTATCGATTGTTATCAGCGGCCTCGACCTCGATGGCGATGAGCGGCGGATGCTCGACAAAACGATGACCATGCTTCGGTCATTCGTTGAAGAAACAGGGTGTGGAATGCTCATTGTTTCCCACCTCAGACGACCACCGAATGGCAAGAGCCATGAGGAAGGCTTGATGCCGTCGCTCACTGATCTCAGATCTAGCCATTCAATAGCTCAACTATCAGACATTGTCTTAGCTCTAGGCCGTAACAGCCAGAGCGACGATGACACTGAGCGTAACACTACCGAAGTGAGAATTCTGAAGAACCGATTCAGCGGCGAGACCGGATCGGCCTGTTTTCTCAAGTACGAGGGGGACACTGGACGCATGACTGAAACCACGAATGAGTTTGAATCGGAGTTTTAGATCACACCTCGACGGCGAGTCGAGAGGATTGAGACACGGTTACTAAGAGCAGCCCGGTTGAGAGCAAAAAGGAAACACATGGAATTTGACATTACAATTGAGGACATCGAGGTTCCGGGCATCTGTCCTCTCACAAACATTTCGCTGCGCTCACACGATGGTGTGGACGATGGCGGTGGACCTCGCCACGACAGCCCAACCTTGGATCGAGTTTATCCACATCTGGGGTACATCAGAGGAAACGTCAGAGTGGTGTCGTTGTTCGCCAACCTTCTGAAACATAACGAAATCGATGCAGACGCCTTGAGTTTGGCAGCATATGTTTTTACCCAGAGAATTCACAGTTATCTAGATGGAGATAAATTGTATGCGGACATTAATAGCCGACATCGAGACCAACGGGTTGTTGAACGAGATGACGATGGTTCACTGCATCTCGCTGGAGAACCACGAGACAAAGACAATTCGCAGCTATCACTCAAGCTCACTGGGGGAAGCCATCGATCTGATGAATGATGCAGATCGAATTGTTATGCACAACGGCATCAACTTCGACCACCGTGCGCTGGATAAATGTGGCTATCAAATCGATGTCACTAAAATATACGACACCTTGCTGGCCTCGCGACTTGATGATCCTCAGCGTGATGGGGGTCACTCCCTCAGAGCATGGGGTGGCCGCTTAGGTTTTCCCAAAGGTGAGGTCGATAGCTTCGACACCTTCACGCCTGAGATGCAGGAGTATTGTGAGCGTGATGTGAGCTTAACCTCCAAGCTCTACGACAAACTTGTTGATCGTGTCAGCCCACAGTCTATTGATCTCGAACACAAAGTGGCGGTCTGTCTGTCCAAACAAGAGGCCAACGGATTTGGCTTTGATGTACGGAAGGCTGAAGCTCTGCTTGCGGATCTTTATGGTGAACGAAAAGAAGCTGAAGATCATCTCACAGAAATCTTCCAGCCCATCTTTGTAGACGCTGGTGCCTTCACCCCGAAGGCAGACAACAAAAGAATGAACTACGTGTCGGGGCAGTCGTTCAACAAGATCAAATTGCAGGAGTTTAACCCCGGCAGTCGGCAGCAGATAGCGCAACGACTCATCACCAAGTACGACTGGAAGCCCAAAAGTTTTACGCCCACGGGCCAGCCGGAAATATCAGAGACCGTGTTAGCCACGCTGGATTACCCGGAGGCTCAAGCTATGCATAGGTATCTGCGTGTCGAAAAGATGATCTCAATGATCGTTAACTGGTTGAAGCTGGAGATAGACGGTCGGCTACACGGTGAGGTCAACACCTTGGGTGCGCGGACGGGGAGGATGACGCATCGAAATCCTAACGTTGCTCAAGCGGATCGTGATCCAAGGATGCGGGAGTTATTCATTCCTCGCACAGGGTGGCACCTCGTCGGTGTAGATGCTGATGGACTAGAAGCACGGCTCCTTGGTCACTACCTTGCGCCTCTTGATAAGGGCGAGTTCTCAGAGCGTGTAGTGAGCGGTGACTTCCACACCTATAACCAGAAGCTATGCGGGTTCGAGTCGAGGGACAGCGCGAAGCGTATGTTTTACGCCTTTATGTATGGCGCGGGTGATGGTCGAGCGGGTCAGGTTGTGTATGACGACAAGCCCTTCAAGGGCAGCAAGACCAAGGCGGGCAAAGAAGCGAAGCAAAAACTTTCTGACGGCATCTCAGGGTTGAGTACGCTGGTCACCAACGTTCGCCAAACTGCCGTTAAGAGGGGATACCTCATAGGTCTCGATGGTCGCAAATTGTTTTGTCCCTCCGCTCACTCCGCGCTGAACACATTGATCCAAGGTGCGGGTGCGGTGCTGATGAAACAAGCTTTGGCTACCTTCGATGAGTCCGCTCAGTTCGAGGGCTGGAGGTACGTGGCCAACGTACATGACGAGGTACAATTTGAAGCTCATCCTGTCGTAGCTCCGAAGGTTGCTCACGTTATGGTGCTGGCAATTCGACAGGCAGGGAAAGAACTGAAGCTGCGCTGCGAGATGGACGCAAGTTTTAACATTGGACAAAACTGGAGTGAGACTCACTGACATGGCAACTGCACTGATAGACGCTGACATCGTTGCATACAGAGCGGCAGCGGTAGCACAAGAGGACATTGAGTGGAACGACGGGAACGAGGGTCTGACTGTCAACAAGCAGCAAGCTCTCGACGCTGCCGACCACATCCTGAAAGAGTGGACGCAGGGAGCCCGATGCAAGAAGGCCGTGCTGTGTTTTACCTGTGCTGGAAACTTTAGGAAAGAGATCTACCCTGAATATAAATCGAACAGAAAAGGTGAACCGCCTGAGCTTTTGGGTGATGTCATCCAGCACCTCAAAGACCACCACGAATGGTATGGGGTGCCGCGCCTCGAAGCAGATGACGTGATGGGTATCTACGCGACATCCGAATTCGTGAAGAACGCCATCATTGTTTCGATAGACAAGGACATGAAGACACTGCCCGCCATGCTGTTCAATCCTGATAAAGATCGTGCGCCACGGAGAAATAGATTAGCGCAAGCTGATCTCGCGTGGATGACCCAGACGCTGACTGGAGATAGCGGTGATGGCTACAAGGGTATCCCCGGTATCGGACCCAAGAAAGCGGAAAAGATTCTGGCAGAAGCGCAGAGTATGTCACTCATGTCTCTGTGGAGTACAGTGGTTTCTGCTTATCGTGACGCTGGGATGTCCGAAGACGATGCGCTGGTGCAAGCGAGACTCGCTCGAATTTTGAGAGCGGAGGACTATGACAAGGATGCACAGGAGATTTTGCTATGGCACCCCACAAACCCTACGACGATGTCACTAACCCCAAGCACTACGCCAGTGGCAGCATTGAGCCCATCGACTTCCTCCAGTCAAGAGGCTTCGATAGTTTCTGCGGATTCTGCGAAGGAAACATTCTCAAGTACATCGTTCGATGGCGACGAAAATCACCCGACGCTGCCACCCAGATCAAAGACCTCGAAAAAGCGCAGTTCTACCTCGCGAAGCTCATCGAAGCCGCCAAGGAAGAAGCGGACGACCAACTCAATTTCAATTCCAGAATAGGGGGACATACCTGAATGGAAGTTTTCAGGAGCAACCGGAACCCTATGTTCCGTTCAAAATTCGCGGAAGATATTTTTCATCATAAGTACAGCCATGAGGGCTGCGAGACGTGGGCAGATCTATCGAAGACACTAGTTGAAGACGTGTGTCAGGATAAGCTCTCGAAGAGCGACAAGGAGGAACTTGTTCAAGCAATCGAGAACCTTCAGTTCATTCCCGGTGGCCGATACCTGTACTACGCGGGCCGCGCTAAGAAGTTTTTCAACAATTGCTTTTTGTTGAGAGCAGAAGAAGACACACGCGAGGACTGGGCGAACCTAAGTTGGAAAGCTGAAAGCTGTCTGATGACAGGTGGCGGCATAGGTGTAGACTATAGTGTCTATAGACCCAGCGGCTCACCGTTAAGCTCTACCGGAGGTCACGCCAGCGGACCTATCCCGGCCATGCATCTCACGAATGAGATTGGCCGCAATGTCATGCAGGGTGGGTCTAGACGATCCGCTATCTATGCATCTCTGAACTGGAAACATGCAGACATCAACGAGTTTATGACGGTGAAGAATTGGTATGATCAACCTGTTGGAACGGACGGCCTGACGTTTGGGAAACTAAAAGAAGAAGATTTTAATTTTCCCGCACCTTTGGATTACACCAACATCTCAGTGAACTACGACACTGCGTGGCTTTTGAACTACTGGAAAACTGGGGACACAGGCCCAGTGTTCAAGCAAAATGTTCTTCAAGCGCTGAAGACCGGAGAACCCGGCTTCAGTTTCAATTTCTTCGACAAAGAAAACGAGACGCTTCGGAACGCTTGCACAGAAGTAAGTAGCGAGAGCGATAGTGACGTTTGCAACCTTGGATCTCTGAACCTAGGCCGCATTGATTCAATTGATGATCTATCGCGAGTAGTCGAACTAGCCACAAAATTTCTCCTGTGTGGTACCACCCGCGCCGACCTCCCGTATCAAAAGATTTATGATGTGCGAGAAAAAAACAGGCGGTTGGGCCTTGGTCTCATGGGAATCCACGAATGGCTAATCAAAAGAGGAGGACGCTATGAGGTTACCAACGAGCTTCACAAGTGGCTGGCGACTTACAAAGGCAGGAGCGACGTGGTTGCTCGTGAATTTAGCAATCGTTTGTCTCTCTCCAATCCTGTGGCTGTCCGCGCTGTTGCTCCGACGGGTTCGATTGGCATATTGGCAGGTACTAGCACTGGCATTGAGCCTATCTTTGCTGTCGCATATCGCCGTCGCTATCTAAAGGGAAAACGAAACTGGGTGTATCAATATGTAGTGGATTCAGCGGCTCAAGAACTCATCGATCTCTATGGGATTAACCCTAACAAGATCGAGAGCGCCTTGGATCTGGCAGATGACTATGAGCGGAGAATAAAATTCCAAGCTGACATCCAAGGCTATGTTGATATGTCGATCAGCAGTACCATCAACATGCCAGCATTCGATCCGAAGTTTGACACAGCGAAATTCACGGACACCCTAGCGAAGTATGTTCACAAGCTTAGGGGTTTTACGTGCTACCCCGATGCCAGCC